ATTTTCTCACGGCAGCAGTGTCAACTCCTGCTGACGCTATGGGTCATTCTCTTCTTCTACTTTGGGGTCCTGAGTCTCAGGGAGATTTCGTCAGGTGGTGCCAACTTGGGGGACTCTGGGCTTTTGTGGCGCTCCACGGAGCTTTCGCTCTAATTGGTTTCATGCTCAGGCAGTTTGAAATTAGTCGTTTAGTAGGTATTCGTCCGTACAATGCGATTGCTTTTTCAGGTCCTATTGCCGTATTCACTAGTGTTTTTCTCATCTACCCACTTGGACAATCCAGTTGGTTCTTTGCGCCATCGTTTGGCGTTGCGGCGATCTTTAGATTCTTACTTTTCTTACAAGGTTTCCACAACTGGACACTCAACCCCTTTCACATGATGGGAGTTGCTGGTATACTTGGAGGAGCACTCCTTTCAGCAATTCATGGAGTGACTGTAGAAAATACACTTTATCAAGATGGTGAACAAGCAAACACATTCAAAGCATTCGACTCAACCCAAGAGGAAGAAACGTACTCAATGGTCACGGCGAATCGATACTGGTCGCAAATCTTTGGCATCGCTTTCTCTAATAAGCGTTGGCTTCACTTCTTTATGCTTTTTGTGCCTGTCATGGGTCTTTGGACCAGTAGCATTGGTATTATCGGTCTTGCTCTCAATCTTCGTGCATATGATTTTGTCTCGCAAGAACTGAGGGCAGCAGAAGATCCAGAATTTGAAACCTTCTATACGAAAAACATTCTTCTGAATGAAGGTCTCCGTAACTGGATGGCAACTGTTGACCAACCACATGAAAACTTTTTGTTCCCCGAAGAAGTTCTTCCTAGAGGTAACGCACTGTGAACCCTTGGTTCGTTCTTATATACTTTATTTGTTTTGCTATTATCGCAGGTGCTGCTTTTGCGATGATGTGGTCTAACATTCAATCCATCAATGTGGAAATGAATAAACCAAAACCACGTCATCCAGAAGCACCTGCTCCTGGTGAAGAAGTAATGTATGTTGATATGACAAGAGAACGTTTGGAGGATCTTTACAAAGGAGAACAATCTGATATATAATGGGCGTAGCAATCGCCAATAAATGAAAATTTTCCTTGATACTGCTGACACCGATGTAATCGAAAAATATTTCTCCACGGGATTAGTTGATGGTGTCACAACTAATCCCACTCTCATTATGAAGAGTGGTAAAAACCCAGAAGATGTCTATCAGAAGATTAAGGACATTGGGGTACAAGATATCAGCATGGAGGTCGTTGGATCTGACCTTGAGATGTATGACGAAGGTATTCGTCTGTATGAAAAGTTTGGTAGTGTTGCTACAATCAAAGTTCCTTGCACACGCGAGGGTCTGATTGTCTGTAAGCGACTTTCTGAGCAAGGAATCAAGGTCAACGTCACACTCATCTTCTGTGCCGCTCAAGCGGTCCTGGCAGCGAAGGCAGGGGCAACATACGTTTCTCCCTTTGTAGGACGCTTAGACGACCAGTCAGTGGCAGGCCTGGAGGTTGTACGATCCATCTCTGAGTTGTATCGTATTCATGGAATCAGAACTCAGGTTCTGTCTGCTTCTATTCGCAGTGTGCAACGTGCTATCAGGTCATGGTATAATGGTGCTGAGATCTGCACGATGCCACCGAAAGTATTTGACCAAATGTATGACCACATCCTTACTGATAAAGGTATGGAAATTTTTGAAAACGATTGGAAGGAGGTACAAAAGTGACATTTACAGTTTATTCAAGAAACGGATGCCCGTATTGTGATAAAGTTCAGCAGGTATTAGATCTTGCTGAAATCAAGCATGTGATATATAAACTTGACAGGGACTTTACACGCGAAGAGTTTTACGATAAATTTGGAGTGGGATCAACCTTCCCCAGAGTTGTCAAAGATGATGAACTCATTGGTGGATGCACCGAAACTGTCAAGTATCTAAGGGAACAGAAACTGGTCTAATGGAACAAAACCTCATCGACATCTACGATCTTATTGAACACGCGATTGATAATGCCTTTGGGGGACAAATGAATTTAAAATTCTACAATTATCTCAAAGATAACAAAATCAAGAAACATGAGATAGATGCTTTCATTGAGAGCACTACTGCATGGGAAATCAGCGAGATCACCATGGACCTTGATGAATATATCAAGGGAGGTGCAGATAATGAACACAAACAGTTGCGAGAGGGTTATGGATATATTCCAAAACCACAAGCAAGAAAAATAAAAGAATATTTGTATGGCATCTTGGAAGATGCGTGGAGGTATAGTAATGACCGAAGACCAGGAAGACGCAAAAAGCAGTCTAAATAAACCAGATACCCATATTAATCGTGGGGTAGAGTTGCTATTACGCAACAGGAGGAGAAAACCAGAATCGCCCAAAACTTTTCAGATAAAGTTTGGTAAGATGGTTGCTCTCTTCCGAAGAGAGATTGTTTTCCATCTGAACTTCTATCTGGACATCAGAAAGAAATAGTCTCTGGAGGACGAAAAGATGTTAGCAGTAACACTGACGATTGGAACTTTGGTTTCCATCATGATGTTTTTTGTAGGAGGTGTGGTAGGATGGTTAGCGAAAGACCATGTTTATCAAACCCAACCCGTTTACACACACCCAGAGATGTTTGATGAAAACGGAAATCTATTACCAGACGAAATTTTAGCAGTACGATTTGAAAATGGCTATGACGAATTCGACGAAGAAGACGACAACTAGAAAACCAAGAGCAACAAAACCAAAGGCAACTACTCCGAAGTCAATCGAACTTCCAACAAATCCTTTTGTCTTTGAGATTTTGGAACTTGCTTCTTCTCAAAGGACTACTGCTAAGAAAGTAGAAGTTCTGAAGAAGTATGAAGACAACTCTGTCAAATCTGTATTGATTTGGAATTTTGATGACAGTGTTATCTCATTGATTCCTGAGGGTGAGGTTCCTTATGGTGATCCAAATGAGCAAACTGTTTTTGAAGGATCTCTTTCGGAAAACATCGCAAATGAAACGAAAGGTGGATTGTCTGCGACTGGGCAAGACCTTGATGGTAGGAATAAAACATCTCTCCGTAAAGAATGGACTACTCTTTATAACTTTGTGAAAGGTGGCAATGATACTCTCACCAAGACTCGTAGAGAGATGATGTTCATTAATCTTCTTCGTGGTCTTCACCCAAAAGAAGCAGAACTCCTTTGCCTTGTGAAAGACAAGCAATTGCAATCTAAATATAGATTAACAAAAGCAAACGTTCAGGAAGCATACCCTGACATTGATTGGGGAGGTCGTTCATGACGGTTGCCGTACAAGAACAAGAAGAACAAATGACAGAGTTTGGTTCAGACATCAATCCATCGGACTATAGTTGCCAAATTCTGCAGGAGAAAACTACCCTTGAAGCAGCAAATGATAAAACTCTTCCAAACGATGCTAGACTTGTTTGGTATATTGTGGATGGTGTAGAGTATATTGATCTCACTCGCTGCAGAAAGACTGTAGAGTTATTTGATATGTACTACGACAAGTACGGCAAAGGGGCAGTTCAGAAAATTGATTTTGGTTTCGGAACTGTTAATCCTAAATTGTGGGGATACAAATCAAAAGATAAAAAGAAAAAATGAGTAAGGGATTTGAAAAGAAACTCTTTGACGTAGAAGTTGAAATGCCTCATGAAGACATTCAAAGACTCGTCAAAGAGTATAAAAAACTGAAGAAGTACCAGAAGTCGTCAATGTGTGAGATTGAAAAACTTTCTGGTAAGAAAACCAAGGTTGACAAGCTTATAGATAAATACAACAGTTGACTTGTCAACCAGATTTTGCTATAGTCTGTAGTATGAAAAACTATCTTTACCATGTCCTATAAACCTTATTCACCTGAGTGGCATCGCAAGAGGTATCTCAAAGAAGCAATCGACACATACTTCGATGACTACGTGGATAACGAAGTAATCTACGAAGATATCATGGATATCCTAGGAGATAGGATGTCAATTGCTGTTGCTGAGGTTAATAAGGTTCTTGATCTAAAAGACAAACTCAAAATGAACTAACATGCTTTCTACCGCATATCGACTCCGTTTGGAATCAATTTGTACATGCATCGCACAGAAACAAGAAGTACCTCTGGAGGACATGATCTGGGCAGAGAAACTTGCCAAACGTCATACTACTGCTAGAGAATGGTTAAACAAAGCACGTCGGCAGGCTGCTCAAGACATTGAGGAGGGCAGTATGGATGATTTTATGAATAAGATGGGACTAGGAGACCCCGACCCATCTAATTACAAAACGGGGTTTGATGGTGCAGATGAAATTGTAGACTGGTTCAAACAAGACAAACCAGATGATTGGAGGCAAAGAGATTGAAACAAGCACTTGTATATTCAAACGGAAGTCAAGAATGTGAGAGAGCAAAGATGGTCCTTGAAGCATGTGGACAAGAGGTAAGAGAGTTTTTACTTGGTGCTGACTTCAGTGATAGACAGTTCCGTGCTGAGTTTGGTAGTGAGGCAGAGTACCCTCAAGTTGCCATTGGATTGGATCATCGTGGAACACTAAAAGAAACTCTCAAATACATGAGCGACAAGGGTATGTTTTTGTAAACGGTATCACGTTATA